AGAACAAGTAATGAAAGCAATAGAAGAATTAGAAGGCGAAATAAGAAAAGAAACTCAAACAGCAGGGGGTTTTCAGCAAATACACTTAAGAGGCGAGTGGTATTCTCTGCAAAAGCTAAAGGAAAAGCTCAAAAAAGAATTAAAATTATTTTTATATTAAAATATATAAGGAGGAGGATTTATGAGAGTTTATAAAAAAGTTGAAATTAGTGCAGCTCATTCTTTAAGAGGATATAAAGGCAAATGCAAAAACCTGCACGGGCATAATTACATAATTGAAGTTTGGCTTGAAGGTGAAATGGATAAAGATACAAAGATGCTTTTTGATTTTAGCAAGATAAAAAAGAAAATAGAAGTGTTTGACCATAAGAACCTTAATGAGTTTTTCAGCAATCCAACAGCTGAAGTATTGGCAAGATTTTTAGCAGAAAGTTTTATCTCAATGCCAAGAATAAGAAAAGCAAAAGTAAGAGTTTGGGAGGATAGTAATAGCTATGCGGAGGAAGAACTATGCAAGTAGTTGAAATATTTGAAAGCATACAAGGAGAAGGAAAATATGCAGGAACTCCAGCTTTGTTTATAAGGTTAGCTGGATGTAATAGGAGATGTCCTTATTGTGATTCAAAATATGCGCTCAAAGGAAAAGCCAAGAATATTGATGCTTCAGTATTAGCAGAACAGCTTACTCATTCTAATTTAAAAATAGTTGTTTTCACCGGAGGAGAACCTTTGCTTCAGTTTGATGAGATAAAAACTTTAATATTAGATTATGTAACAAATTGGAATTCTAATTGGAAAGAATTTCATTTAGAAACAAATGGTGATTTGCTTTTAAAGGATAATAGAATAGATTTAAATAAAGCTGTTTTGTTTAGCCATATTGAAGTAAGTCCAAAAGAAAAGAAAGTAGCAAAAGCAATTTATAAATCCTTAAAAGATATGCCTCATTTGAAAGAAAAAATAACTATTAAGGTAGTTACAGATATGCGAAAGGTAGGAAGAGATATGCTCAAGTATGCGGATATTGTTATGCCTTTAACTACTTTTGATGAAGAAAAAGATAGAAAAATAGCACAGAAAGTATGGAATTATTGTGTTAAGCATAATAAAAAATTTGGAGCAAGGTTGCATATTTACATATGGGGAAGGAGGCGAAGCATATGAAAGGAATGAGTTTTCCAGATAGTTTTTTTAACAAAGAGGAGTTGGAAAATACTCCAAGAAGAATAAGAAAATTTCAAAGAGAGCTGGAAAAGTTGAGAGATTTCAAATTCACAGTATTTGAAAATCCAAATTATGACCAGCTAATAGTGTTAAAAGATATAGATTTTTGCTCTTTTTGTTCGCATCATTTACTTCCTTTTTTTGGAAAAGCGCATATAGGATACTTGCCAGATAAGAAAATATGCGGAGTAAGTAAGTTAGCAAGAGCAGTAGATAAGTTCGCTTCAAAACCACAAGTGCAGGAAAAACTAACCAACGAAATAGCAGATTTTATCTATGAAAAGCTTAATCCAAAATTCCTTATGGTAGTAGTTGAAGGAAAACACTTATGTATGCAGATGAGAGGAGTAAAAAAATCCAATGCGGTTATGATAACAAGTGCAATAAGAACAAAAGAAGATATAACTTATTGGCATAGTTTGAAAGAAGAGCTATTATCTATTATATTCAAAGGGTGATTTAATGAAGCATATATTATTAGCTTCAGGAGGAGTAGATTCTACTTTAATTTACTTTAAAAAGAAGGAAATTATTGATGATATTCTATACTTTGATTATGGACATCGCTTTAAAGATAAGGAACTGAAAGTAATAAAAAAGCTTTATGGAAATAAATGCAAGATAGTAAAGATAGAAGATTTAAAAGTTAGTAAAAATGGCTTTTTTTATGGAAGAAACCTTAAATTCTTTATAACTGTTAGGGAACTATATCCAGATGAAGATATTATGGTATATTTTGGGCATAGTGCAGACGATAATTTTAGCGACAATACTCGCTATTTTTTATACGAAGTTGAAAGAGTTATAAATCATTCATATCCTAACAAAACATTAAGAATAATTACACCATTAGAAAATATGACCAAAAAAGAAATATGGAAAGAGCTTCTTTCTATGAACCCCCCTGTTTTGCCTTGGTTTTGCGATTATCCTTATGATGAACCTTGCGGAAAATGTCATTCTTGCAAAGCAATGAAAGATGCAGGCATATTTGATGAATACCTCGCTATTTTGAGGAGGAACAAACAATGAAAGTGTTTATAGTAGTGGGAAAACAAGATTTTGAATTACTTAAAAAAATAAAACCCCACTATATTCTTTGTTCTTACTATTATGTAGATTCAGTAGAGTTTCTAAAACAAATTAAAAAAATGGGTATAAAAATAATGATGGATAGCGGAGCTTTTACTCTTGTCTGGGGAAGTGGAGAAAAAACCATAACTCTTAACCATTTCTTCTACAATTATATTTCTTTCCTCAAAAAAACAAAACCAGATTGGTGCATAACTTTAGATGTGGGAACAGAAGAAGAACAAAAAAAATACTATCAAAAAATGGTAGAAGAAGGTTTAGAACCTATACCTGTTTTTCACTTACAAAAAAACGGTGCAGATAGCAAAGAATTTTTAGAATGGATGTTAGAGAACAGCAAAAGCAAAATTATAGCTTTAGGAGGTTATGCAGGTCTATCAAAACAAGGAGTAACCTTTGAAGAAGTATTGCCACGCTTAAAAAAATATGTAAAAATAATCGGTGAAAGAGGCTATAAAGTTCATCTTCTTGGTTTTGGAAAAGTGGAAAATATCCCTAAAGAGATAAGAAAATATGTTTTTTCTATCGATAGTACTGCTTGGATTGGTGCAAGAAATGGTATTGTTTATTATATTGAAGGAGGAAAAATTAAACAAATACATTGGAAAGAATTAAGACCTAAAATTTCAGCTTTTGCAAAAAAACATCAAATAGAAAGAAAAGTAGCAGATTTAGTTAAAAAAGGAGACGGAAATGCCATCAATGAATGGAATATGAAAGTTTGGAAGAAATACCAAGAGCTTATGGATGAAAATTTGGGAGCATCGTCTAATGGCAGGACAGGTGCCTCCAGAGCACCAGATGCAGGTTCAAATCCTGCTGCTCCCACAAATTCGCACACAAAGATTGTTCCATCTGTTTTAGAAAACAAGAAGGATAGGTTTGGCAGAGATGTTAATTCATATAGGTTTAACGCAGTAAAGCACGGATTGTATGCTAAAAAATTAAGAGGTTTATTGTGTGATTATTGCCCAATTAGTGAAAAATGTCCTAACTTTCAAGAAGGAGCTATATGTTATTATGAAAAAAGCTGGAGAAGATTAGGAAATACAAGGGATAGGAAAACTTTATTAAAAATGTTAGATGAGCTAATAAAAGATGCTTGGTATAGATGGAATAGAGCGAGAGCATTTCAGGATGCAGAAGGAGGGTATGAAGATAAGAGCGTATTACAGTTAGAGAAGCATTTAGCACAATTAGTAGAGCTAAAAGATAAGTTAGAGCATCCAGAGAGATATAATCCAAACCTAAGTATAAGTATGCAGAAGCAACAAAATCTATACATAACACAAAACATATTTGCAGATTTTGAGGAAAAGCTTAAAAAATACGAAGAAGTGATGAAAAAGTGGAGATTGCAGAAAGGTTTAAGCTTCCAGAAGGAGTAGAACAATGGCAGGAGAAAGGTTGGAAATTAATAGAAAAAACGCCGGATGCAGTAGCGTTCAGTATTTTTATGCTTGAATTAGAGCCATTTGATTATCAGATTGATTTTTTATTGGATAATAGTAAGAGGCAAATATTTGTAGCAGGCAGGCAAGTTGGAAAAACTACAATGACAGCGATTAAAGCCTTATTTTTCGCTTTGAAGAATAAAGGAGTGTTAGTTTTAACTTTAGCTCCGACATTTAGGCAAGCAAGTATTTTGTTTGATAGGATAAGGGAGATGATTTTAAGAAATCCTTTGCTTATGGCATTAGTTGAAAGAATGACGCAAACAATGGTGTTTTTTAAGAATGGAAGTAGAATATTTTGCTTGCCTTCAGGACATACCGGAGAAACAGTCAGAGGCTATCCTGCTGATATGGTTATTATAGATGAAGCGGCTTATGTTCCAGATGAAGTATTTGTAGCAATAGAGCCAAGTTTGACAACAACACACGGTTGGCTATTATTTTTAGGAACACCGGCAGGAAAGATTGGAAGATTTTGGGAAGCTTGGAATTCAGAGCATTTCAGCAAGCACCACGCAAAAACAGAAGATAATCCATTAGCAAGTAAGGATTTTATAGAGGAGCGAAGAAAGAGTTTAACAGAAGTTCAGTTTGCACAGGAATTTTTAGGAGAATTTGCAGAAGAAGTAGATGTATTCTTTCCATATCGTTTGGTAAAGCCGTTAATGGTATTAGAGCCTAAAGAAGAAGTAGAAGAAGGATGGGATTATTGTTTGGGAGTAGATGTAGCAAGATATGGAACAGATGAAACTGCTTATGTTATTGTGAGAACGCAAGATTATGAAAATTGGCAAATGGTGAATTACATTACAACAAAGAAAAAGCCATTAACCGATGTAATGGGCAGAATAAAGGATTTGCATAAAAAGTGGAATTTCAGAAGCATAGTGATAGATGAAACAGGAGGATTAGGAGCAGGGGTAGTGGATAAGCTAAAAGAAGATGGTTTGCCAATTGAAGGATTTACTTTTTCGCCATCAGATAGGGAGAAGATGTATAATAACTTAAAGTGGTTGTTGGAAGATAAGAAAGTGCTTTTATTGAATGATATTAAATTATTAAACCAATTCCAGAGTTTAAGGTATGAATACACTTCAGCAGGAAGGTTAAAAATAATCAAGGACGAGAGAGGACACGAAGATATAGTAGATGCGTTAGGAATAGCAGTTTATAGGAAGGTAGAAAAATGGACAGTTTTAGAGGATAAGGAAGGAGTAGTTTTGTAAGCGAAAAATTTAAAAGCAAGAATGAGCATATTATTTATAGGTTCCTTGCCTGTTCGGGCTTTTAATATTTATGGGATTGGTTGATTTATTCAAAGGTAGTCAGATAAGAGAGCTACAAAAGAAGATTATTTCTTTAGAGGACAAATTGCAAAGCATAAGAACGCAAGCTGATTTAGATGCAATTTATACAGACGAAGGAGTAGTAATTCCAAGAGTGCCTTTTCCTTATAGAAGGCTTTACGAGTTTTACAAGCACAGCGATATTTTACGAATTGTTATAGATACGCTTACTCACGAAACCTTTAGAAATGGATGGGAGTTTGAAAAAAAATATGAGTTTAAATGCACCCAATGTGGCAGAGAATACGATTACAAGCCAAAGAATGGAATTTGTGAAAACTGCGGAAGTAATCAATTAGCAGAGCCAGACCCAGACGAAATAACAGAGTTAGAAAAAACATTCAAAGAAGGAGTAAATCTAAATGGGCAAACCCTAATAGATGTTTTAAAGCAAGTAGATAAGGATGTAAATATTTTTGACGATGGTTATGTTCTTGTTTTGAAGGACTATTTCTTTAATGGCGAGGGAAAATTAATAGGTGCTAAAGTAAAGGAAATCTTGCGAGGAAATCCGCAAAAGATACAAATAATAGCAGACGAACAGGGAAGACCAGCGAGAGATGAAAAGGGAAGAATAATTAAAACCTGCGTTGAGCATAGGGATAGGGTTTGGAAAAACGAGGATAGATGCCCGATTTGTGGCAAGGAGCTGTTTCCTGCTTATTTTGTGGCAAAGAAAAGCAAAGATAAAAAGGTTTATTACATAAAAGATGAGTGCATTCACATAAGCAAGTTTAATCCTTCGCTAACTTATGGCTTTTCACCTATTTATGCGATTTGGCAAAAGGTAGTAACTTTATGGAATATGGACAGATACATTAGGCATTATTACGAAAAGGAAAGACCGCCAAAAGCTCTATTGTTGGTTAATACAAGAAATGAAGGAGCATTAAAGAAAGCTTGGGATTGGCTGATAAACAAAACAAAGCAGAACCCACATATGATTTATCCGCTTGCAATAGAAAGCGATAATAAGAATTTCGCACAATATTTAAAGCTTGCCGATACTTTAACCGAGATGCAGTTTATTGAAGCAAGAAACGAGTTAAGAAGAACAATAGGAGCAATTTATGGAGTAATGCCTCTATTCCAAGGCGATATTCAGATGAGCGGAGGATTAAACAATGAGGGCTTGCAGGTTACAGTAACAAACAGAGCAGTAGAAAGAGCACAGGCTATTTACAATGATAAAGTGTTTCCATTCTTAATGAAGCAGTTTGGCATAGATGGATGGGAATTGAGGTTAGTTCCAGCAGAGCAGAGAGATGAAATGGCAGACTTGAAGCTTGAAGCAATGAAGATACAAAATGCAAGAATGATGCTTGATATGGGCTTTAATGTGGAGTTAGATGAAAAAGGAGAGTTCCAATACAGCGGAGAGGCTAAAAAGCCAAGATTAGAATTGCCAATGCAACAGGTGAATGAGCCAGAGCAAAGATTTGAAGGCGAGCCAATGGATGTGCATAGGGGATATATAAAAAAAAAGAAAATTTATTTAAAGCCCGGAGAAAATGCTCCACAGGGTAAAACAGTTTATGTTGGCCCATCAGGAGGCAGGTATTATTATAGTGATGAAGAAAACAACGTTGATGAGGTAAATGCCAAATTGTATGAGGACTATTTATCCAAACCGCCTTTATCTTTGGATACTTTTAGGAAATTGATGCAAAATTGGACTTCAGGAGCAGACGCAGAAAGTAGGGACAAGGCAGTTGAATTAGCGAGATATGATGAAGATTTAAGAAATTATTTAATTGCCGATTTTATTTCCTCTTTAAATAGAAGCGGCTTTTTTAAAAAACCTATTGGAATGGACGAATTCAAGAATATGAATTTGAAGGTTTATAGAGTAGGTAGGTTAAGAGAAGGCAATAACAGTTTTTTTCTTGATAGGAAACAAGCCGAAGATTATGCAAGAAGAATGGGAGTTGAAGATGTTAGAGAATATACAGCAAGGGGAAAAGATATAATTCCTACTTTATCAGGGTCAGGAGAAATTGTTGTTAATTCAGAAGATGTTAATATTACACAAAAAGAAGAAGATTTATTAGCAAAATTTCTTGAAAAGGAGATAGAGGAAATAGAAAAGCAAGAAAACGCCAATTTAATCTTTAAGCAGAAGCCAAGTTTTTTAATAGAGGCAATGAAACAGGTATTGTGGGATAAGGTATATGAGGGATTTACAAAGAGAAAAAGCAGGGAAATAAACAATATTCTTTTGAGGGGAGCGGCAGAGAATTGGAGCGAAAAGAGATTAATGGATGAATTAGTTAGAAAGTTTGGAATGGATGAAGCACAGGCAGAAGGAATAGTTAGAACGGAGATGCACGAATTAAAAAGTAAAGCGAGAGAAATAGCATACAAAATGGCAGACCCAGAGGGAGAAGCAAAATACAAGTGGATTAATCCTTTAGATAGCAGAACAACAAAGGTATGCAAGGAATTAGTGGAGAGAACGAAAAACGGCGTAACTTTAGATAGGCTTAAAGAATTGGTAAAAGAAGTGGCAAGTAAATATGGATTTAAAGCAAGGGAATTTACTCCGCATCCTAATTGTAGAAGCACATTTATTAGAGTATTTTAGGTGAGCTAATTGGATAGATATGAAAAAGAGGTAATGAAATGGAGAGCGAAGCGATTTAAAGAATTGGAAAGAAAAAAGAAACGCAGAATTAAAGAATTTGAAGAAGTTGCAGATAATGATAAAAAGTTTTTGGAAAAATTAGGCGGAAGAAAATACGCTAAAATAGTGGATAGGCAAAGGATTCCTTTAACCAAAGAAAGAATATGTCATAGGTGCGGAAAAACAGATGCGATGATTGTATGGGGAGTTACAGAATGTTGCAAATCCTGTGTTAAAAGAATAGCAGAAGTAGATGGAAAGGTTACAATTTTAAGCAAGAGAGCGGCATTATTGATAGACCCATTGCACGGAATAATAGAAAGAAAGAAATGCCCAATTTGTGGAAAGAGATGCATTTTGCTTTACACAGTTAATATAAGAATGTGCCAAAAATGTTGGAAGAGGGTAAGCAATGGCTGAATTAGTATTAGAGGTTGATGAAAAGAGCTTTAAAAAATTCAAGAAGGATTTGCTGACTACAATAGCGATGGAGATATTTAGCAAAAGCCAGCAGAATTTAGTAGAGCCAGATGAGAAGGGAAGAATAATAACCGATACAGGTGCATTGTTAAGAAGTGGAAATGTTGAAACTTGGACAGATAAAGCTAAAATCGTTTATGATGCTCCTTATGCCGATTTTGTAGAATTTGGCACAGACCCTCATTGGGTTCCAATAGATGTATTAGTTAAATGGTGCAAACGCAAGTTAAGAATGAGCGATAGAGAGGCAAGAGAAGTAGCAAGAAGAATACAATTAAAGATAGCAAAAAAAGGAACAGACCCGAGAAGATTTTTGAGAAATGCAATAGATGAAGTAAGGGCAAAGTATAGGTAAGCGAAAAACTTAAAAAGAAGAAAGGCACAATATTATTATGCAGACAAAGATTTTGGATAGCGATAAGCGGATTTTTGAAGCTTGGGGTTCTGTTGAAATAAAAGATAAAGATGGCGAGCTAATTCCTATTGAAGAGCTTGAAAAAGTTATGCCAATTCTAATGGACAGAGGCGGATATATCATAGACCAGCACACAAATAGAGTAGTAGGTAAAATTCTAAATTATGAGATTAAAGAGCATCCAGAAACAGGCAAGAAAGGAGTTTATATCAGAGGAAAGATATTCAACGATTATGAATTAGATGACCAAGTGTGGGAAGAGATAAAAAGCGGAAAGAGAACAGGATTAAGCTTTGGCGGTAGAAGTAAAAAGCAAGAAATAGCTTTTTCTTTTGAAAACAAAGAGCCCGTTAAGGTTTTAAGGGAAATAGAAGGTTATGAGTTTAGCGTTGTAGATAAACCTGCCAATCCGCTTGCTACTTTTGAATGGATAAACCCAATAGCAAAGCAGTATAAAGAACCAGAAAGAATGCGAGATATGATTGCTGAAGCTGTTTATGGTAAAAAGTTTGATGAATTAACCGATGAGCAAAAGCAGAAGGTTTGCAATATTGCTCAAAAGATTAAAGAAGTTGGCAAAGCATTAGAAGAAGTGCAAAAGCCATTTGCAGGATTTAAAGATTTTGATGACTGCATAAGGCATATGAAAGAAGAGCAAGGATATGATGAGGAAACCGCAAGAAAGGTTTGCGGTAAGATTTATTGGCAAACAGAAGGAAAGAATAAGAAAAAAGAATACATTGAAAAGACTTATGCTCATTTCTTTAAAGATAATAATGACCGACCTCCGCAGAGTTGGTGGGCGAGGTGTATAGAGAAAACAAGCTCTTTCACCGATGAGCCTGCTAATTTCTGCAAATTCCTTTGGGAAGACCAATTACTAAAAAATACTGAAGAGGTGAATGCTATGGTAGATAAAAAGGTTGAAAAGCAAGATGAAGCTCCAGCAGAGGAGCAGAATAATCTTGAGGCGAGAGTAGCCGCTCTGGAAAAGAAAATACAGGAACTTGAGCAGAAGTTAGCTCCTGTTGAAGAGCTAACAGAGGGTGAGGAAGCACAGAAAGAAGGGGATGTTGGCACAAAGCCAATAAACCCTGACCCAAAGGGAGGCAAAGTAACGCTTCCTAAAGCAGTATCAGAGAAGGTGCAAGAGGAAGAGCCAAAGCCAGAAACTGACGAAGTAAAGATTACTGAGAAGATGGAGAACCTTGAGAAGAAAATAGAAGAGATAACAAAGGGCTTAAGCAAAATAGGAGTAGTCAGCACTCCAAGGGTTGAAGAGGTAAGCAAAGAGGAAGAAAGCGAAGAAAAGGTAGAAAATCCAGCGTGGGAGATAATTCAGAAAGCAAGGAAAGGCGAGAAAGTAACAATGCTTGATATTAAAGAGATGGTAGCCAAGCAAAAAAAGAAGGAATTAGAAAAAATACTTAAAAGGTAGGTGATTAACGATGGCGTATAGAGATTATGTTAAAACAATAGAGGATTTGGAAAACCTCTATTATGGCAAAGGCGCAGAATACATAGCGAAGGCAGATGCCCCTGTTCTCTCAACCACCACAGGCGTATATAACGCTGTATATGGTGCTCAAGTTTGGGCACAGCTAAATCAAGAGGCTAACGCCTTCGGTATTCTGCCAAAGTATCCTTGGACAAGGAGCGGTTGGAGAGTAATAACAGCGAGGTCAAGTGCTTCGGTGATAGGTGGTGTTGCGGAGAATGCAACCCTGCCAGAAACAACCAAACCATCATTCCTTGAGGTTAGCACAAAGCCAAAGACAGTTGTTCATACGTTTGATGTTTCAGAAGTGCAGGAGTTCCTTGCAACAGAGAGCGATGACGATGCCATTGGCGATATGGCATTTATGAGGCAGTATAAAGGAATTGAGCACAAAGAATACATTAACAAAATGCTTCTAATGGATGTAGATACTCTGGCAGGAGATAACTTTGAGAGCATAGATAGAGTTTGTTCAGCTTATAGCGAAGTGAATGCAGGGCTTTGTGGTGCTAACGATGCCGATATTTATGGTATAGATAGAGATGCCGCAGCGAGCTGGGCAGACGCTTACGTATCGCACAACAGCGGAACAGACAGAAGCCTAACAGACGAGATAATTAGAACAGCGATGTATAATGTGCGAACCAATGGCGGAAATACTACTGTTCTGCTGACAGGTGAGGACACATATAGCGTAATTCAGGGGCTTTATGACCCACAGGTGAGATACAGCGTATTAGGTGAAGCAACAGTAAAAATCGGTGTAAATGGAATAGATACCAAAGATGGAATAAATGTGGGCATTCACGTTGCCAGCCTTTACGGAGTGCCTATAATAACCAGCAAGGATGTAGCCAAAGACACAATTAGCAGAATTTATCTGCTTGATACCAGCGACCCAGAAGGGTTCGGTATTCCAAGGCTTGGGTTTAAGGTTGCAAAGCCTACCCAATACTTTGAAGCAGGTATCAGTATGGGCGACCCATTCAGCATTAACAGGCTTGGTAACGAGGGAATGTATAGAACGATGGGCGAGCTAATCTGCACTTTCTTCAAGGCACAGGGTAAAATCAGAGACCTCAAGTAAAGGAAGGGTTTTTTCCTTTCCTTTTATTTTATTTATAGGCAGGTGAGTAAGATGGTGAAGGTAAGGATTAAAGATTTGCCGATGGAAGCAAATACCTATTTTACGCCAAAGGGAAATAGTTATACTTTCTTCAGAGGGCAATGGTTAGAAATAACAGACAAGGAAGATATTGAATACTTTAAAAACAATCCAAGATTTGAAGTGGAAAGCGTTGCAGAGAAGGTAAAGAAAGCAGTTACAAAGAAAACAAAGAAGAAAAGGTGATTGCCTTGCAGAGAAAGACAATATACACAGAGATAGCTGATATAAAGGCAGATATAAAGGAAATCAGAAAGCACATTGAAATAGTGAATGATGAATTAGGCAAGGTTTGGCAGAATATGGCAAAACTAACAGAAAACCAAAAATGGTTAAAAACAATACTTGCAGGCATTTTTTTCCTTTTGTTAGGTTTAATTATTCAAAACATTTTTGCAGGATAGGATAGGAGGTGTTTTAAGTGGCGTTTAGCTACAATGTTTTGAGAAGAACAATAATAGGAAATATGAGATTAGTGTTAGGGACTTATACTAATGGTTCGTCAGATACAGGCGGAAATATAGATACAGGGTTAAGAATAGTGGAATTCTTTGCAGTTCAGCCAACAGGTTCAGCAGTAGCGAGCAATGCAAGTGTAGTTAATGAGAGCTTTCCAGTCAGCGGTGGAGTGATTACGATAGTTACGGATTCAGGCCAAGACGGAGTATGGATAGCGATAGGCAAGTAAAGGTGATGTGAATGACAAACTATAATGTTACAAGCAAGGTTGTAGAGGGTAGCAAAAACACAATAGGGAGCAGTATAGCAACTTACTTAAATACTGTTGATGATACCAAAGTAATTAGGGCAATTTTATTGCAGAGAACAGGAGCAGATAATTTCATAGCAGTTATAATCCACGATGCATAGGTGAGCTAATGGGCGAGTTAGTATTAGTGCTAAAAGATAGCAAGAAGCAGATTAAGAAAGACATACATATCAAAAGAGTTAAAGGCAAAGGAAAAAAGATGTTTATTAATTTATTAAAAAATAAACTTGAAGGAGGGATAAAACGTGGAAGTGAAGAAAGAAACGCTTAAACTTCGTGGTGAGATTGAGTTCATATTAAAAGATAGTGAAGGAAGAATAAAGGAAGTAAGAAAGCTCAAAAATCTAATAGTGAATGCGGGCAAGTCAGAGGTAGCAGGGTTAATAATAGGTGATACAGGAGCTACTGCATTTGGATATGTTGCTATTGGCACAGGGACGACTGCTCCAAGCGCAAGCGATACAGCTTTGGAGAATGAAACACATAGAACTTCAGCAACCACTTCGCTAACTACAACGAATGTAACTAACGATACGGCGCAATTGCAGGCAACATTTAACTTTACAGGCAGTTATGCAATAACAGAATGTGGAATATTCAATGCAAGCTCAGGCGGAGATATGTTAGCAAGACAAACTTTTGATGTTTTAAATGTTGCAAATGGCGATAATTTAACAATGACTTGGAAGATAACAGTTAGTTAGAATTTTTAAGTCCTCTGTGTGACGAAAGGAACGCAGAGAATAAGGGTGGGCGGTTGGGGAACGGATAAAGGGGATGTTAATTGACTTGGTGGAATACTGATTGGCAGTATAGAAGAGCTATTACTATTGATAATACTGGAAATAGCAATACGCTCACAGACTACCAAGTAAAAATAACGCTAACTACTTCTAATTTTGATTATTCAAAAGCAAATGCCGATGGCTCTGATATAAGATTTATTGATAGCGACGATACAACAGAGCTAAACTACTGGATTCAGGAATGGAATACTTCTGGCGATAGTATAATCTGGGTAAAAGTGCCATCCATTTCCGCAGATTCTACTAAAACAATTTATATGTATTATGGAAACACAAGCGCAACTGCAGTGTCGGATATTCAAAATACTTTTGTATTGGGGCGAGAATGGGACAATCCCCCTTATACTCCGCCAGGTAGTGGAACAGAGGGGGAAGCTGAAGGGTTTGTAACAAGAATTTATTATCCGCACCCCACACTGGTAGCTAATGACTTGCCAACACGGGGAATTGACCACGATACTGCTAATGCACACGATAGCAACTCTCTTTATCTAATTGCAAGAAAAGATGGTCGCAATTGTGAAGTAGAAGCTGATAAAACCTTAACTGCTGCTGATGTACAGGCTGCTGGCAAACTGGGTTATAAGATTAGAGTTGTAACAAATGGAACTAATAGTGGTTGGTCTGGCCAGTTAGGTGGCGGAGTCTTGCAATTGAGTGATGGAATAGGCATTGCAGCTGGCCGCTGGTTATACAACGATAGCGCATCTATAGATGTTTCCGAGCAAGATGAATTGGATTTTACAGTTTATTCTTTAGATGGTGCCGGTGTGCGCATAAGAGCAAGGACTTGGGACCAGTGCACTTCTGGTTCTTATGCGCAGGTGTGGTGCGATTGGATTTATCTCAGAAAAATGGAACCCTGGCGTGATGACTTTTCAGATGGGAATTTAAATGGCTGGGATACTGAGCCTAACACCAGTATAACTACAGGAGGCAAAGTTGGAACTTATTGTGTGCAAACTGATGGGTCGCTTAGTAGGCCAACTAATGGAACTTCTGGAGAAAGAGGTTTAGCATATAGCACTTGGGTAAAGTTTGCAAATACTACTACTGATAAGGCGTATTATGTATTGTTGCAAGAGGATTCTTCTTCTTTAGGCAATAATTATATTGGAGTCTGGCTTGAATACGATTCAGATGCAGGCGGAATGACTTTTAAGCTGAAAATTAATAATAGCGGTTCGCTTTCTACTTATAATATTTATACTATTCCTTCTGGAGAGGAAAGCAAGTGGTATAAGGTAGTTATTTCCATTGATAAATTTAACAATAAAGCAAGAGGCTATGTTATTAATGAGAATGAGGATACTCGCTTAGGTTATAGTGGCTGGTTGTCTTGCAGTTCAAATCTTATTTACAGAGTAAAAGTAGGGGTTGAAGGCTCAACTACTGCCTATTTTGATGGGATAACCTGGAAATATAATGGAGACCCTTCTATTAGTGTTGGAAGCGAGGAAACCCCTTCTCAAAGTTACACTCAAACCTGCACCGAAACAATTTCTTTAAGCGATACTGTAAGCAAAGAGGCGGGTAAATCTTTAAGCGAAACATTAAATTTGGCAGATGCTTTTAGCAAGGTTATAAGCAAGCTTGTTCAGGAAAACATTTCTTTAGATGATGGCGATATTAAGCAAATAGTAAAAACATTAGCAGAAGGTATTACATTAAGCGATAGTTACACAAAATCTTGGACATTAAATAGGGAATTCACGGAAAATATTAATTTAAGCGATGCAGTAAAGAAAACATTAGTTAAAAGCCTTTTAGAAGAGGTTAGTTTAACGGATGTTTTGGAAAAAATAAGAACCATTTATAGAACATATACAGAAAGCTTGACTTTATCGGATAGTTTGAATAAAAGCCCAGCAAAAAGTTTATCGGAAAATATCTCTTTAGATGATAATTTAAAAAGAGAAGTTGTAAAACAGCTCATAGAGAGCTTAAATCTTAATGATAGCAAGCAGTTTAGTTTAAGCAAGACATTTGAAGATGGTATTATTCTTGATGATGGGGATGTTAAAAACATTGCTAAAACATTGAGCGAAAGCATAAGTTTGAATGATGTGTATAGCAGAATATGGAACATAGCAAGAACGTATGAGGAAACCTTATCAATGGAAGACAATGCAACAAAGCAAGGAGCAAGAATATTAGCAGATAGTATAGTTTTGAGCGATTTGCTTTTTAAAGCAGTTGCAAAAGAGCTGGAAGAAAACATAAATCTAAACGATACAATAACCAAAGCAACAGCAATCGTAATTGCAGAGAATTTAGGATTAAGCGATAGCATAGTTAAAAGTTTGGTCAGAGAGTTTGTTGAAAGTTTATCGTTAGCAGATAGCGTTACTACTGAAAAATTATTAAGAAAGATTTATGAAGCGAGATTATTTACTCCAAAAATACTTAAAGCAATTTTAGAGGAAGCAAAGCTGAAAGGTTTAATAACAGAATGAATGTAAATTATATAAGGTGAGATAAATGGGAGTATTGTTAGTATTTGAACCGCCAGCACCAACAAGCCCGTTTGATAAGATTAAAATATACCGAGCAACTTCGCAAGATGGCACTTATTCGCTTATAGCAACGCAGGATGCAACAGATAATACCTATTATGATGTAAATGGAACGAGCAGTAGTTGGTATAAGATTAGTTATTATGATAGCACGAATGATGTTGAAAGTGATTTAAGTGAGGCAGTAAAAGGAACAGCGGAAACCTATACTACAACGCAGAAGGTAGCAGATTTCTTGCAAATAGACCCATTTAGCGATGATACAGATGTAACAGTTGCTCAAGTAGTTAGATTAATCAATAGAAGGGAGGATTTCATAGATAGCTTCACAGGGCACGCTTGGAGAGAAAAGACAGCAAGCGAAGAGTATCACGATATTGAACGAAATTGGCAATGGGATATAGGAATACCGATTTATTTGAGGCATAGGAAAATCAAAACCTTAAAGGCAGATAAGGGAGATAGTTTATTAGTATGGAATGGAGGAGAATGGGAAGAATGGATAGGAAATAAAACAGAGAGCAGAACAGGAGATTATTGGCTTAATTATGAAACAGGGATTTTATTCATAAGAACAAGGTATTTGCCAAGAAAGTTTAGCATAAAGATAACATACCGATATGGGGAAACTGAAGTAGATGGCGATATTGAGCAAGCTTGCACATTATTGGTAGCGTATGATTTGCTAATGAATGAAGACAGAAGCTTAAAACTACCAGAAGGGTTAAGTGGAATAAGCTATTCAGAGAGAGCCCAAAGATGGTATGAGGAAGCAATGAATATCCTATACAGAAAGCAGGAAATTCTTTTAGGGTATAGATAAGTTTAAAAAGAGAAAAAACACAATATATTTGATAGGGAGGGTTGGCGGGGGTGACGGGCGGTAATTAAGTGAGTGAGTAAGATGCTGACAGATGCAGTAGATGAAATAGTTAATTTACTAACCACTAATTGGAATAGTGCTAATACCGATAATATAACACCTACAATTAAGGCTGTTTATGATGTTAAGAGAATTGGCGGGCTTACAAAAGGCAAAGATTATGTTCTTCTTTATGAAGGAAGAACCTCAATTGTTGAAAATTCGCTTGGAGGTATAGCCCATAGAGTTGAAACTTCGTTAAGTATTGATATTCGTTCATTTCATAGCAGGGCACGGCTCTTTAAACTGCTCAATGAGGTTAGACGTATTCTCTGGGACGCTATATTAGGCACTACAAACTATGATATAATAGACCTGCATAATTCGGGCTATGTGGATTTGAGCGATAAAACAATAGGATTATGGAGAGCGGTTTATGATATTAGGCTATTAAAATTAAACGAGGTGAGAGGATGAAGATTAGCTGTAAGCAAGATGGTATGGTAGCGATAATAGATGGAGTTTCATATAAATTTAACAAAGCAGGAGAGCCAATAGAGGTAAATGAAAAGCACGCTGAAAAACTATTGAAAAATTCTTTATTTGAAGCAGTAGATAAGCCTAAAAAGAAAGAAAAGGTGAAGTGAAATGGGTTATCCTTGGACAGATGGAGATGTGCTTACTGCAAGCGATTTAAACGATATAGTAGAGAAAGTAGCAAATAATGATAGAACAACAGCAACAACGACAACAACAGGTGCTTGGGAAACACTTAAATCTGCAACAGTAACAGGCGGAACATATAAAAAATTATTTTTTGTATGGGCACAGGGAGAGATATATACAGCACCAGAAGAACCACAAAGGGTAGTAGGGCAGGTTAGAATTACAGTAGGTGGAACAACGAAAGTATCGACAAGCGCAGAGATAACGGCGCACAGAACGACAACATACGCAGAGAAAGTTCCTTGGAGTTTATTTGTAGTTATAGAAAGCACAGATGCGGATTGGGACCCAACAGCAGATGTAACGGTTACGGTAGATGGATATGCTTCAACTGGGGGAGATGCTGTTTCTTGCAGGAGTTTCGTAATATGGGGGATATAAATGATTAGAGCGCTTTTATGCAATTGGTTAAATTGTTGCGAGGAATTTAAAAAAGAAATAGAAAGATTAGTTTTAAGCAAAGAAACCTATAAAAGGTTGTTAAATCAATGTGAAGTAGAAAGAGGAGCAGTAATGAAAAAGTTAGAAGAAAAGGATAACAAAATGCAGGAATTGATGTTAGATTTGCATAGTGCAAATGCTTATATTGAAGATTTAGAAAGGGAAATAGAAGAATTAAAGCAAAGTATTAACAAAATACCGCCATATAGAGGAAAGCACACAGAGGCAGAAATTACTTACAGAAGGTATATGATGGTAGGAAAGAATGAAATAAGACAGTTTAAGATAGATGTAAGGCATTTCATTATGCCGAATAATTTTGAAATTTACAACGATATAGAGAGAAATAACTTATTCGTAGAGGATACAGAGCATTTAAACGAGGTAGTGCCAAAGTTGTATTATTTAGCAAAGAAAAGATATAAGTATGCTTATGATAGTCAGCAGTTTGGAATAGGCGAAGTATGGTTGTTTCCGTTTGAGTTGCTACAATTAATAAAGCTTGGAAAAGCCGGCGATTGCGAGGATTGGAGTCATTTAATAGGAAGTTATTTCGCTTGTGCAGGAGTGCCGAGAGATAGATGGTGGATTAGTTGTGGATATTGTAAGGGAGTAAATGGAGGACATAGCACAGTTTATGTAAAAGATGATAGCGGAGTATGGAGACACTTAAATAGCACTTCGCCATATCCGAAAAATGCAAAATCGTTAGAGGAATTTCCAGATAAAGATGACCCTAACGATAGTTTGGGAATTGGGGATTTTTGGTTTAGTTTTAACGATTATTGGAGCATTAGCGATTTCACAACAAATGCAAAAAAATCATACTCAAAAGAGAAAGCGATGAAGAATATAAAAATAAAGTTTAAGAGGTGATAGTATGGCTTATACGAGTAAGCAGTCTTATGTTCTCATAGGAAAGGAAAGCACTTGGGGAACTTCAGTAACAGCAGATAAAGATGTAGGATTGGTGCAGAATTTAAGCACAGACTTAAGCAATACAGCGAGGAAAATATTTTGCTTGGGAACAGCGGAAGTGCAGGCTATTGTAGCAGGGAGATTTGAAGCGGGAGGCAGTTTAGAATACAAGGTTCAGCACGGAAGGTTTTTTGAATATATTTTTGGTTCAGTAACGCACGATGATACAAATGCGCCAGATATAAAGCACACGTTTGCATTTGCAGAGGATTTGCCAAGCTTTACTCTTGAAGATGGCTATAATTCTTCAACGGATACAGTAAAAATCTTTTCAGGAGTAAAAGTAGGTGGAGCAAGGATAAGGTTAGAGTTAGACAATGATTTAACAGTATCGGCAGATTGGTTGGCAAAGGATGTAAAGCCAAGCGATACAGCGAGTGCAAAGATAGTAAGCACATTGCCAACATTAACAAGCCAGATGGCCACAGTAACAATAGGCGGAACAACAGCAAGCGAAGTTCAGAATGTGGAAATAACAATAAACAGAAATACAGAGAGAATATATGGTTTAGGAAGCAGAGTTGCACAGGGAATGAGCAGTAGAGAGTTTAGCATTGATTTTTCGGGAACGATAGGATTTAGAAACAAAGACGAAGTAGAAAGATTAATCGGCGGTAGTTCAGTAGGCGAGCCAACAGAGTTTGACTTCGTTCTTAATGTAGATAATGGAGAAACAGCAGGTAGCGGTAAGAGGCAGTTCTATATAGAATTAACAGATTGCATATATAATACATTGAGCAAGACGGCAAGCGTAGGAGATTTCGTATATATTGATGTTGCAGGGCACGGAAAGTTAAGCAGTTGCTATATGTATGATAACATAACAGAAGCCAATTGGTAAATATTCAAAACTTTAAAAGGAGAGTGAGTAAGTTGAAGAAGATAAAGTTAGATGATGGTAGAGAGATAGAGATAAAAGAGCCGAAGCAAAAACACCTTGTAAAGTATTTCAGTTTATTGCAAAAGATGAGCGAAGACCCAGATAAAATTACAGAGTATTTAGAATTTCAAAAAGAAATGATTGAAGAACTAACAGGGATAAGCAAAGAAGAGCAAAGCGAGATGGAATTAGCAACGCTCGAGAAGATAATGGACTACATAGTGGATAGGATGATGGGTGCAACGGGTTTTGCGAGGCTCTGGAAACAGCAACAAAGCTTATCGCAACAGGCAAAGGCGGAATAGTCAAAAGTATGCTAAAGAGAGGCTACATTGATGATAAGGTTGCAGAGTATATAGCGATGTTTCAGATGAGCAGAGAGTTCGGCTGGACACCAGAGCAGATAAGAAATTTAAGTGCAGAGGATTATCAAGCTTATCTAACAATGATAAATGCAATAGCAGAAGCAGAGGAAGAAAAAAATAGAAGGTTGAAAAATCAATTAAATAAAATAAGGTGAAAAGATGGCAAAGCTTGAATTAGAACTAATAGTAAGAGCAAAAAACCTGAAAAAAGCAATTCAAGAAGCAAGTAAAAATTTAATTAGTGGAGTATCTGAAGGAGCAAAAAAAAGCATAAAAAAGGTTGCAGAAGAAACAAGCAAAAAGGCAATACAACCAAAAGGCAAAGGAAAAGAAAAAGGATTTATGGGCATTGATTTTGACAAAGTAATTTCAGGAATAAAAGGAAAAGCATTAGCACCTATTCAAGGTATGCTAAAAAGCAGTTTGGGAGTAGAGATGACTTCATTAGGAAAGATAGGGCTCATTCTCGGTGCGGTTCTTCTTATAACGAAAATAATATCCGAATTGAAGCCAATTAGAGCATTGTTTAGCATAATTACAAAAATATTAACAATTTTCTTTTTGCCATTTGCTATGATGCTTTATAGATTATTAAAGCCTGTTTTGATGTTTTTATTAAGGTTAAGCTTAATGTGGTATAGGTTTTGGAAAGACCCTGTGGGAAACATACAAAATGCGATAAGAGGATTGAGCGAGTTTTTTGGAAACTTATTTGAAGGAATAGGAACAGCAATAAACAATACATTGGATGCTTTCTTTCAAGGAGCGATAAATTTAGGACAATGGCTATGGGATAACCTTGTTAATTTTGTAACAGGAGTGTTTAATTTTTACAATTGGCTAACGGAGAACATAAAAAAATATGTTAATCTTGAAAACCTTGCTAATTTCGGGCAATGGCTTTATGATTTAATAACAGCTCCTCATTTATTTGCTCTTGATGTTTTGGCAGGATTTGGCAGTTGGCTTATAGATACAATTGAAGATTTAACGGGTTGGGATTTAACACCGCTTGAAGAGTTTGGTGGATGGTTGTATGAGCAAATAAAAGGATTTATAAAAGACCCTATTGGAAAGTTAAGTGAGTTTGGGCAATGGCTATATAATACAATAACAGATGCTATTGCAGGAGCAAAATCAACAGGTTGGAATTTGATAAAAGGTTTCGCAAAATGGTTATGGGAAAAAGTAAAAGGAACAATTGAACTTGCTAAAAAAGCGTGGGAGGATTTAAGCGGATTTGCCGATTGGTTATGGAAAAAGATAACAAAAGCAATAGAAAGTGGTTTAGATGTTTTGAAAGGATTAGGAAAATGGATTAAAGATAGAGTTACAGGTTTTGTTGGAGGAGTAACCAGAGCAGGAGGAGGGCTTATAGAGGCAGGAAGCAGAGCAGTTGGAAGTATTTTAGAAGCAGGAGCTAAAGCTTTGGGAATAAAGAAGACAGGGGATTTAATCATTACTCCAAGTGGGCAGGTATTCCAAACAAGCCCGAGAGATTATACAATTGCTACAACAAAGCCAATGGGAAATACATTCAACATAAACATTTATGTTAAGGGAGAAGGAAAAGAATTAGCAGATAAAATAAGAAGAGAGTTAGTTAGCGAGTTGCAAAGATATGGTAGGTGGTAAATATGACAGATGGCTATATCGTAAAGAGCGATGGAAAGAAATTCATATTCAGAGGAATAGGTAATTGGAACGATAGGAAAAGCCAAGATGTAGATGATTTTGATTTGCCAGAGGAAAGTGAAGAGAATAGAATTTTAATGCGTTTAAGCGGAGCAAAGAGGGAAATTACATTTACTTTTCAAATCTATGATAGCGATACGGATTTAGCAGATGGAACATATACCAGTCAGGTAAAAACTATCGGAGAGCAGATACATTATTTGATGGAAGTAATGTTTTCGCCAGAGAGCGATACTTATTGGACGCTGTATCAAGATAGATATTATCCTTCAGGAGTGCAAGTAGCTATTGAAAGCATAAATCTAACAGAAGTGGGCGGAGAGCCTAATAGAGTAGAGGGAACAATAACTCTTATAGTAGGGACAGTAGAATGAATAAAATAGAGGAAAAATTAATTGAAATAAGAAGGATAGTAAAAGCATTAGATGAAAGATTAAAATGGTTAGAGGAAGAAGTGAGAAGTAATGACAAGAACAATAAGGATGTTTAAAGGAACAACGGAATACTACCCTTCAAGCATAAAGATAGAATTGCTAACAGAAAAGGCAGTAGATAGTGCAACAGTTGAGATAAAGCCTTGCGATTTGAATGTAGGAGATGAGGTAACTTTTTACAAATCAGATGGAACAACAAAAATATTCGCAGGCAAGATAATTGATAAGAAGATAAAAAAGTTATGGGAGCTAAAGGTTCTCGGCTATGGTTGGGAGCTAAACAATTTGTGGATTACGCAGGTTTATGAAAACAAAAGCCCGGAGTATATAGTTGAGGATATAATAACAAATTATACAAACTTCACTTATGCAAGCACAAGTTCAAGCGGAGTAACTCTAACAAAATATGTAGCGAATGATTATGCTTATAAAATCATAGATGAGATGGCGAGCATTTTAGATTGGCAATTCTACACAGATGCAGATAAGAATGCTTATTTTGAGCCTAAAGGAACAATAGATAATGGGGTTGTATTCACTAATGGAACGAATTGCAGAGTTGAAGAATGGCGAGAAGACCCTACAAAGTTGGTTAATAAGGTTAAGGTAAAAGGCGATTTTGCAAGCTATAATACTACGGAAACATTTACGGGAGATGGAAGCACAACAGAGTTTGCTTTAAGCTATAAGCCTGTTAGTAATATAAAAGTTGTAGTTGATGGAACAGAGTTATCAGGCGGAGCAGAGGGAAAAGGAGATTATGATATAGATAAAGAGCAGAAGAAGATAATATTCAGTTCAGCTCCAGCAAATGGTTCAAGCATAGAAATATCCTACACCTATAATATCCCAATAGTTGTGCAAACGCAAGATGATGATAGTATAGCATTATATGGGGAGATTTACAAAGAAGTAGAAGTTCCAAGCTTGAAAACTTTTGCAGATGCGAGGGCTTATGCTAAACAATATTTGGCAACATATTCTACGCCTGCAAGTAGTGTTGCTTTTAGAATAGCGGGAATAAATACAACAATTCAGCAAGGAGAAAAAATAAGAGTAATTGATAGTTTGAGAAGTAAAGATGAATACTTAATCATTAATAAAATAAAGTATCTTTATCCAGAGGGCGTAACAGAGGTTGAAGCAGGAGAAATATATTACACAGCTTATGATTGGCAAAAGGAAGTCCAAGAAAGAATAAAAGAATTGGAAAAAAAGCTCTCAAATGAAGAGTTTGTATTGGTGCATAGATTGTTGGAAGGAAATTTAAAAATTACTCTGACTGCTACGATTACAAAAAAGAAGAGAGCAATAAATGATAGCTTTATTTTGGGGCATTCAAGTAATGGGATATTAGGCACAAGTGAATTGGGAGATAGAAGAGGAGCGTGGGAAACAATATAATAGATAACTATATAAAGTAGAAAAAAGATAAATATAGGTGAGAGGTATGGTTTTAACCAATACCCTTTTGAATGATATAAAACAGCAAGTAAAGAATAGGATAATAAATACTCACACTTACGGAGCAATAGGAACAGGAACTACAAGTGCGAGTGCTACGGATACAGCATTAGAAAGCGAAGTATTAAGAAAAGCAAGGCAGGAATACACCGAAGGAACAGATGATGTAACGATAAGCACTTGGATAGCAAGCACAGAGGCGAATGGAAACACAATAAGCGAACACGGAATTTTTGATGCAAGTTCCGGAGGAAATATGTGGAACAGGTTTGTATTCACAGGAATTAGCAAAACTTCGGATATAGAATTGTGGTTTGATGTGCAAATAACAATAACTGTTGAGGAAGCTTAATACTCACTTAAAAGGGGTGATTGAAAAATGTGGCAGGAGATTTGGAACATAATAAAACACTATATAGGGAAGCTGATAGCCACAGGCGGAACGCTAACGCTAACAGTAGGAACTTATACGATAACAATAGTGTTCAGCGAAGCGACAGGCATAAAGCTTACGCCAGAGAGCATAGATGCAATAGTGAGGGCTTTGATTTCTCTATTGGCAGGATATAGTGTATGGCAGAACGGCGTAGTGAAAGCGTTTAAACCTAAATATACCAAAGCAAGATATGGAGAGGAAAAAAGCATACTTGAGTTTTAAGCTTATACAATAGAATATATAAAATAAGGGGCTTTTCTATACAGCAGAATGTATAAACCTCTTTTTTATTTTTTTATTTGATTAATGTCTAATTTTAAAATAGGTATATGATAATATATTATCTTAAAAAATAATACTTTATAATATAATATATTATAAAATATGATAAAATACGATAATATATTATCATATCTCTGTTTTTGATTTATTATTTATTCTCTCTTTTAAAAAAACTAAAAACATAAATATATAAATATTTATGACTAATATATATTATAGGTGAGAAAATGAAGGTGCTAAAAGCTATTACAATAGATGTTGAGGTTTTCAAAAAGTGGAGAGAAAAATATCCTCTTATTCCTTTTTCTCGTTGGGTTAATCAAAAGCTCAAAGAGGAGGTTGGAGATGAGCGATTGGATAATTAAATCAGTTAGAATAAAAAGAGAAAGCTTTGAGCGATGGAAATCAACGCATAAGTATTTTTCTTTTTCTCGTTGGGTGCAAATGATGTTAGATATGGAAAATGGAGGAAAAGACCAAGTTATAAAAGAGCTTGCTGAAGAGTTTGAAAAAGTAAAAGAAAACGAGCCTGTAATTCTGATAAAAGAAGAGGAAAAAAGAAAAAAATTAGAAACAGATTCATTGGCTGAAAAAGAGGAAGTAAGAAGTTTAGTTAGAGCATTCAAAAAGCTAATGCCTATTGTTCTTTACGGAAATGCTTTAGAAAAAGAAATGGCAGATAAAAAGATAAATAAAATAAAGCAAATCCTATTAAAAAAATACAATATAGATGCTCAAAGATTAACTGAATTAGCAAATCTCGTTGGAACAGGTGAGGAAAATGCCGGACAAGATAGATGAATTTATGAAGGTAGTGTTTTTCAATCTCAAAAATGCAGGCATAGATGTAAATAAGCAGAGGCATATATCAACGGGCTCTCTGATGCGAGCCATAAAAAACTATTTCAACTTAAAAACCGATAAGACAGCAAAAGAATACATAAAAAGAATGGTAGAAAAAGGCTACCTTGAAACAGGATTTGGAAGCTTCAAAATAACCGATAGTGCAATAGCGATTTTTGGTAAAAATTAACAATCTGATTTCAAATTTTACGTTTTTTCATAGAAAAATCCTTAAAATTCAGTAAAAACATATATTTAAAAATACATATGCTTTTATATTATAATATAAAAAAAATAAAAAAGGAGGTCGGGAGATGAAGATAAAGGTTGCAATTCAAAATAGTGAGCCTTTCCTAATTCTTCGCTATGAAGCAGATGAGTGGGAAACCCTCAAGAAAAAGCTTGAAAGCTTTGGGTTGGAAAAAGCCCATACAGTGAGGGGATTTGGGTCTAATTCTTTTTGGTTTTATCGTGATAGAAATGCAAATTTATTCCAATACCTGAAAAAGATTTATTCTATCTCAATTCAAGATGATATAAACGCTTCGCTGATTGGTGGTTATCCACAATTCAATGTTGCCCTATTTCGAGTAATTCCAGATGAGCAAGGCGAGGTAAAAATCAAGCTAAATAATTTTCTTTCTATTTTGGAGGTAAGTCGTTTAGTGAGTTGGATAGCCACAGGGATAAAAGCTCTACTGGAGATAGCAAATGGAGTTGAGTTTGACTTAACACTTAAAAAGAAGGTGATAGAATGAGGAGCAAGTATATCCAGAGCGTAGGAATAGAGCTTGAGGGAGGAATTAATAACGATGACCTCAAAAAAGTTTACAATTGGTTGGAAAGGAACAAGCTTAAAAAGTATTTTTCAGAAGGTCCCGATGGTAGCATTTCAGGGCTTGATGCAGATATTTACATTGAATTGAAGTTTTGGCAAAATTTGAAGGATATAGATAATTTATTTGAATTTTTGAAAATTGTTTATAATAATGGTTTTGTAACTAACAGAAGTTGCGGATTTCACGTCCATTTAAGATTAAAGAATATTGAACATTGGAAGATTTTTTCTTATAGGCGGTTTTTCAGAGAGTTCGTAAGAGAATACAAAAAATCTTTCAAGAGTGATAAATACTTGCAGCGACTAACAAATGAATACTGCAAAGCTATTTGGAGAGAAAAGGACATTAAAGAGCAAATAAACAACACCTATAAAGTAAGTGCAAGGTATAGAGCGATAAACCTCAATGCTGTAAATCTTTATGAAACAGTTGAGATAAGAATAATGCCTTATCAAAGCACTGCAAACGAAGCTATAAAATCGCTTAAATGGATAATAAAAACAACACATAAATTGTTCAGAAAGTATAACAAAAAGGCATTGTATGTGAAAAATTATTCTTTTGATGAAATGTTAGAAGAATACAATAGAGAAGTGAGGTGTTTCAATCCTTCAAATGAGATTGAGTATTATGAAGATATAATCAATAAAAAAATAGAAATAGAGGTAGGAGGTTGGTAAAGATGTGCCGATTGGGTTTTTTCAGCTTGAAAGAAGAAAAGGATTTAACGGATAAAGTGAGGTTGTTTACAACCTACTTTAGCCAAAGCAATCCACAGGGAACAGGGGTTGCTTGGTTTAATAGCAAGCTGGAAGTAGAAAAAGCTCCAGAGAATGCAGTAGTTTTCTGGCTAAGGAAAAACAAGTTACAGATTAAAACAGATACAGTTATATGGCATACGAGGTTTGCAACGAATGGAAGTGTTAAGTGGAAAAACACACACCCGTTTTGGGTTGGCAGTATTGCAATGGTGCATAATGGCGTTTTGAGTAATTACTATGATGCAAAACGAGAGCTTGAAGAAAGGGGGGCAAAGTTTCACAGCGATACAGATAGTGAGGTTCTTTTGTGGGCTTATGTTTTTGAGAAAGAAAACTTTATTAAGTATTTAAGGAAAAAAGAAGTAGGAGGCACAGCAACAGTTCTTATAATGAAAGGCAGAACAATATTAGCATATACAAATAATAAGGCATTGGTAATTTACAAAGCCAGCAATGGTTATGTTGGAGCAAGTGAAAATGTGTTTGGTGATTATTCAGTAAGGCAAATCAAGGTAAAGCCACATAGACTTTATTTCTTTAAGAAAGGAAATTTGCTTTCAGTAAAGAAGGTAGGTAGTTTGAAGTGGGAAAGTTGTTACAATAGGGAGTTTCGTTATAGTAATTGGAATTGGTCTTATCAAACCAAGATAGATGATGCTTATGGATATGTATATCCCACAGGAGGTGTTAGATAATGGATTGGATAGAGTTTGTTAAGAATACGCCAGACCAAATCAGAGTGCCAAAAATAAGGCACGAAAAAGCATTGATTTTAGAGGAGGTCGATAAAAATGAGACAGGTAAAAAAGGTTTTTGAAGAAAAGTTTGCAGGAGTAATGGGGACATATTGGGTTGCCATAGGAAAAAATGCAACTCAATATATAGAATTAGTGATAAGGCAAGCGTGTGAGGCAGAGAACAGAGAAGACCGTTCAAAAGCGTGTATAGAATACGTTGGCAAGGATTTTGTTATTTTTAGTTTGCCAAACTTTGGCAGAGTAAGAAGAAGAATAAAATATAGATTAGAAAGACAAACACATCACCAAATTTGGTTAGTTACTTTAAATCCTTTATCTAAAAAAATCCATTGCACAAAATTAAATGATGCTCAAAAAAATGAAAAGGAGGTTGGTCTATGGAGAGGTTGATAGATTTAGTAATTTGGATGGCAAGAAAGGGATTTGCCGAGAAAGAGATAAAGAAAGTAGCAAGCGTTTTACAAATACCACGAAAAGAAGCAAAAATAAAAAAGACTGGCGAGAGATGGATTAAACAATTGAAAAGAACAAAGCCAAGAGGATATACAGCAGAAAAGCTGGAGAAAATCTACAATGAGCTAAAAGATGCAAAACAAATGGATAGCAAAGATGTGGCAAGATTGCTAAATATCACCAGAAGGGCAGCAGTAAGATTGATGCACTTGTTGGCATTGAAATATCCACACATTGAGGAGTTCTATGAAAAGGGACAGGTAAATATTGTTTGGAGGGAGTGAAATGGAAAATGAATGCGTTATTTGTGGAAAAAAGGAATTTAGTGCAGTAGAAATCCCGCACTTTGTTTGTGAGGAATGCAGTAAACGGCATTATAAAGAATTAGAAAAGGAGGTGCAATTATGGAAATCAGATTAGGCAATTTGGGAACCAAGAATAGAAATATGATAACAATTGAAAACAATGGCAAGAGCGTAAATCTTTATTTCAGTTATTCCACTTTGGTAGCAGTAGATAATATTGTAGCTGAAAACCGATGGAGTAAAACAACGGGCAGGTTTTTGAACTTGCTCCAGCCTGATAAAAAGAAAAGAGTTGATTGGCAAATAGTAAAGAAAGAAGCAGAAAGAAGATTGAAGGAAGTATTATGCTCAAAAAAATAAAAAGGAGGGATTTGTTTGGAAAAAATAAAAGGAAGAATAGATGCAATTGAGAGAAACAGGACAGGAGTAAAAATTGATGGCAAGTGGTATAATGTAGAACAAGATGCACAAAAGTTTATTCCAGAGAAAGGCAAGCAAGTGATAGCACAGCTTAAAAATGGAAAAATCAGCTTCATAAAGGAAAGCAAAGAAGCAGAAAAGAAAGAAGAGCAAGAAGTAACAGAGCCAGAAGTAGAAAGAAAAGCAGTTTATACAGCAGAAGATATAAAAGAGATGATTGAAAACATAAGAGCAAGGTTGTTCGGCGAATTAAAGTGGGCATTGATAGCAACAAACGATGCTATACTTGAAGCAGAAAAAGAATTGCAGAAAAAGTTTAACTTCACAAATGAAGACATAGAAAAATTAGCAGCGATGCTTTTTATTCAATTTCAGAGAGAGTATGCAAAATTAAAGAATTTGATAGAGGGGGATGATAAATGAAGAAAAAGGTTGTTAAAACTTGGGAGGAGTTTAAGCAGAGTTTCAAAGAACCAGAAAAGTGGGAACTCCCTGTGCTTTCTCCAAATGACATATTAGAGGCAATAACACAGCTTATCGAAGAAAATGCAGAAATGGTTACAACAATAGAAGTGCTTGATAAAATAAGAGAAAAGAAGAAGTATTCAGATTTCTGGATGGGCGTAGCTTTAGCAAGGACAGAGCCAATTTTCAAAGAGCTTTCAAAAAAGATGTTTGGCAAACCGATTAAATTGAAAAGGGCTGAAGATGTTAAAGAACTTATGAAGGAGGTAGATAGCGATGAAAATAAGATTGCGATGTAAAAAAACAAAGAAAGTAAAAGAGGAAAAGGCAGACGAAACCAAAGTAACTTACTATTATTATCTTGAAAGTGAAGAAGGCTATAAAGTTACAATACGAAGCGAAGACCCTATCCAAATTCACAGAGAAGACGAGTTTATTCTAAAAAAGCAAAAAGCACAACAGGAAGTAGGCAGTTTTTCAGAACCTAAAGCGGAGTGATGCGATGATAAATATGCCTGTTAGGTATTTAGGCAAGGGCTGGTGGGAAGTAAAAGGAAAATACTTAGTGAAGTTAAGACCAAAGCCAACCTGCTCTTGCCTTTACTTTTCTTTATTTCAGCGAGAATGCAAGCATATTAAATTCATTAAAAGAAAGGAAAAAATACTAAAGGAGATAAGAAAATGCAGGACGAAAAAATCTACCAAATAATAGATATTGTATTAGACCATACGATAGTAGATGGGGTTGAAGACCCTGAATTTGAAGTTTGGAATGTTCAAGAAGTAAAGAAAAAAATAAAAGAAATCATAGGTGAAAGCAATGGTAACAGCAGATAAACTGCAAAAGATAGAATTAGGAAGCAGAAGGCATATAAATTGTGTCAGGTTCGGCAAGAATGAAAGCTTAATGCACGCTTTAAAAAAAGCAGAAGTTTGCTATCATTTACGCCAAGCAGGCTATAACTTCATTACAGAATGCAAATTTACAAACAAAGCAAGGGCAGATATTTATGTATTAGAAGATGATACAGCAATAGAGATTTGCCACACAGAGAAAGAAAAGAGCATAGTAAAAAAGAGAAAAGCATATCCTTGCAATGTGGTAGCAATGAAAGTAGATGAAAAAAGTTATGTGGAGGAATAGGTTATGATAGATATAAAAATATTTTCATATCAAATAATAGATAAGGAGGTGCAATTATGGATAAAAGAATAAGAATGATGAGTATAACTCTTTATGAGGACGATGTTAGCTTTTTGCGAGAAAAGGGTTTCAGTATTTCAAAGTTTGTAAGAGAGCTTGTGCATAGAGAAGTGAAAAAGCTAAAGGAGGTCGGTATTCTTGAAAGCGAGGGACAAAGTAATTGAAATTTTGCAAAATTATCCAAAAACAAGAAACAACGATAATTTGCTTATATTCAAGTATTGGGCAAAGTTTCACGGAATTTACGAGGATAGCAATTGCTACATAATTCCAAAGGATAAAATATTTACTCTCACGAACCCAGAAACAATAATCAGAATGCGAGCGCATATACAAAACGACTTAAAAATATTGCTTCCAACAGACCCGGCAGTTAGAAGAAAAAGAGGGCAAAGAGAAGAAGAATTTAGAGCTTATTTTAAACAAGTAAGGAGGGCGTTAGCAAGATGACAAGGAGAAGATATATAACAATGGTAGTTGAATGCGATAATGAAAAAGAAAAAGATAAAGTAGAAATATACTGCAAGCAGTTTAATATTTTAATCAAAGCTAACACTTTAGGACAGGCATTTGTTAAGTTAGGCAATAGGCTTAAAAGATTGAAAGTAGCAGAAATAAAGAGGGGTTTAGAATGAAAAGAGTTGTGTGTCCAAACTGCAACAATGGTATGGTAATAAAGGATATAGATAAGAAGCATTATATTTGTCCAATATGTGGTTTGAGATTTTTAGAGCCACGAGAAAGATATGTTTTCATAGGCAGGCGGTTCAGATGAAGCAAAACAAAATAACAAACTTTGTTTTTTCTTTATTGGAAGATATTGAAATAGCTATCTCTTTAAAGCCAGAAGAATTGAAAAATCTTGCAGATGCTCCCAATGAATTTAGAAATTGGATAAATTATAATTTAATGGAGGTAGGTAAATGAGCTTATTGAAGTGGTTAGCAAAAATTTTTGGTTCAGATGAAGGTTGTGAAAAGCATACTTTAGATGACCACAAATATTTTGATTATCATTATGAAGTTTTAGGTATTTTAGATAAAGAAAGATTTGATAATTTGCACGATGCTATAAAATATGCGGCAAAACAAATCAAAGATGGCGAAAAAATAACAGGGATTAAGGTAGTAAGAACAACAAAATATAGAGGAGTTAATCCTAAAAGATTTGAGGAAAAAGAGGAAACAATAGCATCTATATATGATTGTTATCCTTACTATCCATAAAAAGGAGGTGTAAGTATGGAGATAATAGAAAGAGAATATACAAAATCTAAAAAGAAGTTTGAAAAAGGAGAAGAAGGAGGTTATATAGAAAGAGAGTTTGAAGAGGAATGCAAGATAAAGAGAAAACAGCTATTTGGCGAGTTTCAGGTTTCCTTTAATTCCAACAACCACATTGTATTGAGAAGCTTTGTAAAAGACAACGAAGGGCACATAAGAAAGGAACTGCTAATATGCCTTACAGCCTATGAAACAATGAAGCTTCTCGGTTTTAAAGCTCCAAAGGGGATGTAAAATGGAAGAGCAGTATTTTTGGATAAAAAGCGATGGAAGAATAAAAACAATAAGCGGAAAAGAAATTTGGAAATCTCACCAAAGAGAAAGAAAAACAAATTACGAAAGAAGTAAGATTTTTGTTCAAGTAGGCGGAGGTCATCTATGGGTATGGAAAGGCAAACAATATTTCCTATATTTAGACAAAGCACAGACCAAAGCATTGCTAACAATCTTGAAGCTAATGGAGGAACAGGAAAGAAAGAAAAAATGCCAGCACGAAGTTTTAAGGAAGGTAAGCGGTGGAGAAATAAAGGTAAATAAAAAGAAAAGATTTGAGTGGATGGAGTTTCAATGTGTTTGTTGCGGAAAAACATTTAGAGTTAATTGCCAAAAGAAGTGATGCAAAATGTGGGTAGAAAAACTAAAAAACTTAATTGAAGAGGGAATAAAAGAGCGAGAAGAAGGGCTTGAAAGAGAGAAGAAAGGCTTGCCTATTGGCAGATTAGACAACAGCATCAAGGAAAAAATTGACAAGCTTTCAGATTTTGAAAAAGCAGTTCTTTTAGCAATGACAATGGAAAGCTTGAGAGGCTATTGGGGAGAACCCGAAGCAAGGCTTGGAATAGTAGCTTACTTATGCGATACGATTTCAGATGCACTACCCAAACAGCTTCTCAAGGCGATTAAGCATAATGCATATATGTTCAGTGGCCACTTGATAGATGGAAGAATTTTCAGAGATGGTGATAGGGAATTTGGCTTGAGCGGAAACCTTGCTTTTCAGCTTGTTGGCGATGACCGAGTTACACAAAAAGGTTTTTATGGAACTTATGCAGAAGTCTGGAACATTTTAGGAGGCATAGAAAAAAATGAAAAAACAATAAGAAAGCTTTACTTGGAAATTCTTTCTCAGACTTCAGACTTAACTTGGGAAAATATAGTAGATACTGAAGAAGGTGATTAAAAATGCCAGAACCACTAAAAGATGCAGCAATATTTGAAGAGCGTTATACCGAGTTATTTTTTCCTTATGATAGGGTTAAATCCGCCTGCGAGTTTTATTTGAGGTATAAAGATAATCCGAAATTGTTGGGTAAAGAGCACCCTTTACTCATTGAGAAAGTTAATGAACTGTACAGAAAACACATTGAAATAGAAGAGGAATTAGGCGAAAATTATGACCCAAAAAGCAAAACCTTTATTGATGAATATAATGAGTGGCTTTTCAAGTATTCATTTTTTGATATTTTTGCTGAAAAGGAGAGTGGTTTGGTAAAAAAGAAATCGACAGAGAAAAAGAGCTTTGTGGAAGAACATTACGACCCAGAATTAAAAGAATACCCAATATACGATGAAGATGATGTGTTATTTAATCTCTTTCCCATTACTTTTTTGAAAAACAAAAAGGAGCGTAATTAAATGGTTAAAAGACTGGCATATTGGACTATTAGAATAGAGAATATAAGGGAAAATTTGGAAGGGTTTTTGTCTTGGTTATTGAGAATGCACGAAGTTGTTTTCTATGCTTTTGATGGAAAGACGTTGGTAATCAGAATAGAGAGAAAAGAAGATGAACTTGAAAGATTGAAAAAAGATGCTGAACTGTTAGGTATAAAAATTGAAGGAGTGTAGTTAAATGGTTGATTGGAAAAAGCAAAGAGAAGCTTTGATTAAAGGTTGCAAAGATGGGTTGTTTCACTTATCGGAAGAGCGGAAAAGAGAGCTATTGCATTTGATTGCTGAAAAAGAAGCACAGGAGCGTGGCAAAGATGGGGGGAATATATAGAGTTTTTGTTAATCTGCAAGTAAATGAGAAAAAAAATTTAGAATGTGAAACTTTGAGAGTACTATTTTGCCATAATTGGGCTGGTGATGACTGGTTTATTCGGCTTCAGTTCAAAAGAAAAGAAACCAACAGAATTTATTATCAAGGGAATTATGGAAAATTTTATGTTTTTGAAAGAATCGTAAAAAGGTTCGTAAAAGAATTTATCGTAGAGGAAAAAAGAGCAACATTTAAAAGAATAAATCAGATAGTTAAGGAAATTGCTGGAAATACTCCAAAATGGTCAAAATAAAGGAGTGTGGTAAGGAATGAATAAGTGCCATTATTACCTCAATGGACAATGTGCTTATTGGTCTGCAAAAAGGAAACTGCCTAAATGTGATAAGAACACTCCTTTCTGCAATAAGAACTTTAAGGGGAGTGTAAGAAATGAGCGAGCTTGAGGAATACAAAAAGTTATACGAGATAATAAGAGATTGGGAAAGACAGGGATTTATTACAATTCACCAATGGAAGAATTTTGCTGATTATCTCAACATAGCCTTAAAAAAGGAAAAACGCAAAGCCATAGAACAAGTAATGAAAGCAATAGAAGAATTAGAAGGCGAAATAAGAAAAGAAACTCAAACAGCAGGGGGTTTTCAGCAAATACACTTAAGAGGCGAGTGGTATTCTCTGCAAAA